GGAACACAAGGAACTCAGGGCACTCAAGGCATCTCTGGGGAAGGAGGTGCTCAAGGAACTCAAGGAACTCAAGGAACACAGGGTACTCAGGGAACTCAAGGTACTCAGGGAACTCAAGGTACTCAAGGTATCTCTGGTGGAGGAGGTGCTCAAGGAACACAGGGTACTCAGGGAACTCAAGGTACTCAAGGTATCTCTGGTGGAGAAGGTGCTCAAGGAACACAGGGTACTCAGGGAACTCAAGGTACTCAAGGTATCTCTGGTGGAGGAGGTGCTCAAGGAACACAGGGTACTCAAGGAACTCAAGGTACTCAAGGTACTCAAGGAACACAGGGTACTCAAGGAACTCAAGGTACTCAAGGTCTTCAGGGACTTCAAGGAACACAGGGTACTCAGGGTACTCAGGGTACTCAAGGAACTCAAGGTACTCAAGGAACTCAAGGTACTCAAGGCACACAAGGTACTCAAGGTGCTACAGGAACAGGTACTCAAGGTACTACAGGAACAGGTACTCAAGGTACTCAGGGCACTCAGGGCACTCAAGGAACTCAAGGTGCTTCAGGTGTTAGTGTTAGTGGAAGTATTATACAAGTTGCATATGCAACATCTAGTTCAACGAACTCAACAACATCAACATCTTTTCAGGCATCAAGTTTAGCAGTTTCAATCATCCCAAACTCTACTTCTAGTAAAATACTTATAATTTCACATTTCTCAGCAAATCAAGAAACTCAAGCATCAAGTGGAGATGGTGGATATTTTTCTATTTTTAGAAGTGGTACTAATCTTGGAGATGCAACTTATGGTATGATATTTGTAGGTACGAATTCACCACCAGTTTATTCAGGTGCATCGCTCACTTGGATAGATTCTCCAAGTACAACATCTTCTGTAGAATATAAACTTTATTTTAGAAGTAAATTGGGAGGAACTGTAAGTGCTCTAACTGGAACTGGTGGTGAAACTAGAGCAGCATCAATTACGGCAATGGAGATAGTAGCATGACAATAGAATCAAACTTTTTTTATAAGGCAATTTCATCTTTAGCACCAAAATCACAATGGTTTTGTATTGATTGTGATTATGAACAATTAAAGTGGTTTTCTGAAGATATTCCAAAACCAACTTTTGAAGAAATTGAAGCAGAGATGCAACGACTTCAAGCAGAATATGATCACAATGAATATCAAAGACTTAGAGCAATAGAATATCCATCTTTTGCTGATCAATTTGATCTCTTATATCATGGTGGTTATGATGCTTGGAAAGCAGAGATTGATAAAATAAAGCAAAAATATCCAAAACCGTGATATAATATATACTGAAGATACTTTTTATTATGAGATTTCATGTTCTTGGTTTACCGCACACGGTTTCTAGTAAAGATTTTAATGCCTGTGCATATACTCAAAAAGTAGTTAAATTTTGTAAGATGATGAGTGCTCGTGGGCACTATATTATTCATTATGGTCATGAAGATTCTGATGCAATTTGCAATGAGCACGTTTCAGTCATTACAAATGAGGACTGGCAAACTTGTTATAGGAACTCCTGTTGGATATTTTGAAGAAAATGGAAAACATGGTGGAGGAATTTTAGTTCCTTTAGATGAATTAGGATTTCTAAACGAAACTAGAAAAAATTTACTATACTATAAAGATAATCCAAAGGAATATAAAGAAAAATGTGAAGAGATACAACATTATGCAAGAGAGCATTATGACTGGGGTAAAACCATACATTCTTGGGTTGAATTGTTTTCTTAAGAATTGAATTGGTTGACAGGACCCCAAATTGGTTCTATAGATATAAATTAGAAAAATATCTTCTTCTACTGTTAATATTGGAACTGTTTAAAAATGCTCCATAGAATGAAACCTATATATTATAAGAAAAAAAGTACCAGCAATAAGTAATGACGGACAGATTTCCACTTATAGCAAATCCAACAACTCAACAGATTGAGGAATTAGCACCTGGAGATAATCTCAATTTACAGAATAGTGGAATAGTTGGTGCTACAACTATAACCGCAGATAAGTTTGTTGGAACTCTACAAGGAAACGCAGCAACTGCTGATAGATTAAATAATGCTGCGAATATAACTGGTGGATTTATTAGTAGTTCTAGATTATCTGGTTATTATGGAATTGATGTAAATAGTGCAAATATACTTACGAATGCTGCAAATATTGCTGCAGGAACAATCAGCAGTGCAAGATTATCTGGTCATTATCCAATTTCTGTTGATTCTGCTTCTTCTTCTGATGCTTTGACTGATGCATCAAATATTACAGGTGGTATAGTTCCTTCCGAAAGGTTAGAGGGATTTTACGACATTAATGTAGGAACAGCAAACACTGCAAACATTATTACTCCTGGAAGTTTTCAGAATATTAGTATTGGAGGAAATGCTGCTACTGCTACTACAGCAGTCAATCTTTCTGGTGGAACAGTTTCTGGTGTTGATTTAAATATTAGTGGCATTGGTACAATTGGAACTTTAGGTGTTTCTGGTTTAACAACAACAACTAACTTAAATGTAACCAATTTAGCATCAATTGGGTTTGCTTCTGTAGGAGTTGCAACGATTGGATTTGGAACATTTACAAATGTCAGAATATCAGGTGCTGCTACAATTGGGTTCTTAACAGCAACTAATGCTCGTGTTTCTGGAACTGCTACTGTTGGATTTTTAACTGCAACTAATTTAAATTCACCCAATGCAACTTTGGGAATTGTTACTGCAAATACACTCACTGGTCTTAATACATTATCTTCGTATGATGCAACCCTTGATTTTATTAATAATACTAGGATTACATCGGGTTTATTGGTTGGAACTGCAGCATCAATTGGAATTGCAACAATAGGATTTGGAACTTTTACAAATGTACGAGTATCGGGAATATTAACTGCAGGTACATTTTCTGGTAATTTTAGTGGAGGAATAGTTGCTGCTGCTGCTTCTATTGGAATTGCAACAATTAGTTATGCAAATGTCGGACTTGCATCAATTGGTATTGCAACTGTAGGATTTGCCTCTGTTGGTATTGCTACTATAGGATTTTTAACCGCAACTAATGCTCGTGTTTCTGGAACTGCTACTGTTGGTCTTTTAACTGCAACAACAATTTTCACTAATAATTATCTTGGAAATGGGGAATCCATAGTAGGTATTGTAACTCAAATTAATATTGGGACCGGTCTTACTTTAACATCTACACAAACAGCAGGAAAGGGAATAGTTAATGTAGGAATTCGCACTACTATAGGAAAAACAATCTTTGTTTCCTTTGAAGGAAATGATTCAAACACTGGATTGTTGAATAATGATGCAAAGAAAACTATAAAAGCAGCAGCAGCACTTGCTTTACCTGGAGATACAATTAAAGTTTTTCCAGGAACTTATGTTGAAAATAATCCAATAGTTTTATCAAAAGATGTTTCAGTGGAAGGAACAGAGTTGCGTAACTGTTTAGTTTCACCACAAAACACTGGACTTGATTTATTCCACGTTAATAATGGATGTCATTTAACAGATTTAAGTTTTGTTGGTGCTCCATCAACAAATGGTGCATCGGTAGTATCATTTCAACCACTTGCTGGAGTTTCTACTCATAGATTTTTTGATGCTGCAAGAATGATTCGTATGAATCTTGATTTTATTTCTGAAGAAACTGTAGGATATTTAACCAGCACAGATTATAAAAATCCTATATTTAATTCTGGAATAAGTACAATTAGAAAAGGTGTTGTATCTGCATTAAAGGCAGTATGCCATGACATTACAAGGGGTGGAAATTCTAAGTGTGTGGTTGCAGGAAAATCATATTACACTGCAGGAGGAGCACTTCAGAATATTGTTGGATTTAAAACCGAAACAATAGATGCCTTTAATTATGCAGTAGGAATTGCAAGGTCTTGTATTAATAATGTTTCTTTTGCAAAAACAAGTGGTGGAAATTATCAGTCTTATTATACACAAGTAAAGGATGTTTCCATTCAAGCAGATTCTGCAACTGGATCTAATACTAATTTAAATTCTTGTTCAAATGTAATTTCTGCATTATATTCTTGTGTTGGAATTGTGACTACAATAATTAATGATGGTTTGAGTGCTCTTGGTGGAGCAGGAATTAATACAACACTACCATCAGCATATGATGGACAATCAAGTAACAATTGGTCCAGCACAAAACTTGAAGGAACAACGTTCTCACCTGGTGTCGGAATTATTTCAAAAGGTCCTTATATTCGCAACTGCACAAATTTTATACCAAATAGCATTGGATTAAAGGTAAATGGTTTTGATGCAGAACCTGGAGATGAAATTGATAATGGCATTCAAGGTTCTATGAGTGTTGATTCTTATACACAATATAATCAAGGTGGTATTGGAGTGTCAATTACCAATGGTGGTTATGCTCAATTAGTTTCTATCTTTACAATTTGTGATGATATTGCGATTTATACATCTTCTGGTGGTCAGTGTGATATTACCAATTCTAACAATTCATTCGGAACTTATGGATTATATTCAAATGGTGTAGGGGATTACTCTAGTAGATCAATTTTTAGATATACTGGAACTGCAAATACAAATGCTACTATAGGTCAAAATATAATTACAGTTTCTGGTTTGGGAACCAATAGACCATATCAAGGGCAAGCAATTTATTTTGGAAACTTATATTATTCTGTTGAATCTATAAGTGTCACTGATGGTGGTTCTGGTTATACATCGGAACCAACTGTTACAATTAGTTCTCCAACTGGTCCAAATGGAATTACTGCCGAGGCATTTCCTGTAATTGAAAATGGAAAAGTAGTTTCAATTAATGTTATTAGTACTGGTAATCAATATGTAACTGCACCAACTGTAACGATCAGTGGTCCTGGTGCTGGGGTTACGGCAACTGCTTCTGCAAATCTTGCACCAATATATTATAAAGTTGATGGTGCAACTTTACCATCTGCTGGCATTTCAACTATCACATTAACTGAAAATCTAAATAATACAGTCAGTGCAGGAACTACTGCTTATTTCTCTAGAATGAGTTTGCAGGTTGCATCTACAATATCATTTGAATATATAGGAGCAGGCAATGCAATTGAATCTGCAAGACCATCTAAAGGTGGTGTGACAAGACAACAGAATGAAGTCGTTAGGATAAATGGAGGAGAAGTTGTTTATACTAGTACTGACCAGTCAGGAAACTTTAGAATTGGTGAGGGAGTAGTTATCAATCAATTAACTGGAACCATTAGTGGAAGATCCTTCAGTCAAAGTTTGTTAAATACAGTAACACCTTTACTCATTGCATTAGGAAGATAAAATGGCAGTAGTAGCACTTAATACATTTAAAACTGTAAGAAAAAATTTAACCACTTCCAACGTTGGAATTTATACTTGTCCATCTGGAGTTGCTTCAATTGTAATTTTGGCACAAGTAACAAATGTCTCAACAGGATCAACCACTTATACAGTGACTGCTGTTCATTCTAGAAGCACAGAATCTCCCACTGATTATAAATTTGCAAATAATGTTTCTGTTCCCCCCAATGATTCTGTAAATTTAATTCCAGACGGAAGACTTGTGTTGGAAACTGGTGATGTAATTAAAGTTTCGGCAAATTCTGATGATAATTTAAATATTGTGTTGAGTGTTTTAGAAACTGCAAAAGGATAATATAAATGTATAATTACACTTCCGGAAGAGTTAAAAAAGAAACAAGAACAGGAATCACATCCGATAGATATGAATTTTTAGGATTAAATCAAGCAGAGCCAGATCTCGGAGATCCATTGGTTGGTCCTTCTTCAGTTGGTGCAAATCCAGCACCACCTTCAATATCTGGTGATCAATATTTACTCGTTGCCAATAAAAATAATCCGGGAAAAAGATATTGGATTGCATCTTCTCAGGTATTGACTGGTGGTTTAATTCCCGGTTCTTTCACTATTTTTGATGATAATATTCAAGTAGGAGCAGCAAATAGTTTTAATGTTTTTAATTTAGTTGGTGATATTGTGTCAGTAGATCCAGTTGGTTCTGGGGTTTCCGATCAAACTGGAATTGCGACAATTAGATTTTCACTAAAAGCGCCTGGTCAAGCAAATCAAATAATGTATCACGGAAGTGGTAATTTAATTAGAGCAGCAAGTGGATTTGTATATTCTTCAGGAAATATTGGAATTGGAAGTAATTCTCCAACTGAAATACTGGATGTAAGTGGAAATGGTAAGTTTCTTGGATCTGTAAGTGCTTCAAGTTTTGTAGGTAACTTAACAGGTACAGCAACTACTGCTTCTGGATTAACTGCAACATCAAATATAAACACTACTGGTATTATAACTGCTTCAAGTTTTGTAGGTAACTTAACTGGAACAGCAACCACTGCTTCTGGTGTTTCCACAGAAATAAACATTAACACTACTGGTATTATAACTTCTTCAAGTTTTGTAGGTAACTTAACAGGCACAGCAACCACAGCAACCATAGCATCTACAGCACTTGGAGTATCAACATCAATTAGCATCAATACCACAGGAATTATAACTTCTTCAAGTTTTGTAGGTAATTTAACTGGAACAGCAACTACAGCAAATAATGTAAGTTCTAGTATTAATATAAACACTAGTGGAATTATAACTGCTTCAAGTTTTGTAGGTAACTTAACAGGCACAGCAACTACAGCAACAAATGTAATTAGTGGTTTTGCATCTGTTTCTTCATTGAATGTCTCTGGCATAACTACGATTGGAAGTGCAACAACTTCCACAAATACACCATTACAAGTTGAAACTTATGGAGTAAAAACAGGAACTGGTAATTTTATTGCTTCAGTTGGAATTACTACATCCATAGATAGTTTTTCCATTACAACTACAGACTTCAAATTAGTTGAGTATTCTGTTCATATTGGATTTAGTAGCAGTATTCAAGTTCAAAAAGTTTTAATTATGCAAGATGGCATTATTGCAAATGCTGAATCTTATGGCATTATGTATAACAAAAATGCTTTGGTTGCAATTGGAGCAACTTTGGATGGGACTGACTGTAAATTGCAAGTTACACCTCAGTCTGGAGTAAATGGAGTGACCACATATAGATTCGTAAGAGGAAGTTTATTATAATTAATTTATCATTTCAAATGAAAACATAAATACTTAAAAACTCTCATGGCAGATAAAGGTTTCGGTTTAAATCAACTAAATTTTACTGGAATAGCAGGAACTTCATTAATTGAGAGTGGAGATACTCTGCAGGTAAATGCTCCTTTATTTTCTGTTAGCACAGATTTTTCTGTCGGTGGGAAGGTAAACTCAAATATAATTCTCTCAAGTTCTTATTCTATTGGTATTGGTTCTACTCAACCAAAAGAAAAACTTGATGTTTTAGGGAATATAAATGTTTCTGGTTCAGTAACTGCAACATCTTTTGTGGGATCTGGTACTGATCTCATTGGAGTAGCAAAAAATACAATATCTGCAATTGACGAGAATAATTATTATTATCCAATTCTGACTCCATCTTCAGCAAATGCTGGTACTTATTCAACAGTTGTAGTTCCATCCAGTAAACTTGTTTTTAACCCATCAGGTTTGTTGGGAATTGGAAGCACGACTCCAAATTATAATTTAGATGTTGTTGGTACTGGAAGATTTACAGGAAATTTAATTGCTTCAAGTTTTGTAGGTAACTTAACAGGTACAGCAACTACTGCTTCTGGATTAACTGCAACATCAAATATAAACACTACAGGTATTATAACTGCTTCTAGTTTTACTGGAAATCTTACAGGTACAGCAACTACAGCATCCAATGTAAGTTCTACTATTAACGTAAACACTACAGGTATTGTAACTGCTTCTAGTTTTACTGGAAATCTTACAGGTACAGCAACTACAGCAACAACAGCACTTGGTGTATCAACAACAATTAGCATTAATACTACAGGAATTATAACTGCTTCTAGTTTTACTGGAAATCTTACAGGTACAGCAACTACAGCAACTACAGCAAATAATGTAAATTCTAGTATTAATATAAACACTACAGGAATTATAACTGCTTCAAGTTTTGTAGGTAACTTAACTGGAACAGCAACTACTGCCTCAGGATTAACTGCAACATCAAGTGTAAACACTACTGGAATTGTAACTGCTTCTAGTTTTGTAGGTAACTTAATTGGAACAGCAACTACAGCAGTTGGTTTAGGTACAACATCAAGCATTAACACTACAGGAATTATAACTGCTTCAAGTTTTGTAGGTAACTTAACAGGTACAGCAACTACAGCAACTACAGCACTTGGTGTATCAACAACAATTAGCATTAATACTACAGGAATTATAACTGCTTCAGTTTTAAGAGTTGGAACTAGTGTAACTGAATCAATTGGAATTACTACAAATATTATTAGTGGTGGAAATTTATTACTCATAAATCCTGCCACCGTAGGAGTTTCTACAGGAACAGTTAGAATCCTTGGCAACTTGATTGTTGAGGGAACAACATCCACTACCCAAGAATTAGTATTAACTTCTTCAGATAAACTTATAGCAGTTGCAAGTACAATAGGAAATGATATTGACTTAAATGGAGCTGGAATAGGGATTGGTTCTACATCTGTAAGAAAATTTATACGATGGCATTATGCATCTAACACATTAAAGAGTTCCGAGAATTGGAATTTAGAATCAGGAAAGACTTATCAAATCAATGACACTTCGGTTCTTACATCAACAACATTAGGTTCTGGTGTTACTATCTCCAGTATTAGAAGTGTTAGTTCTGGAATCATAACTGATAGAACAGAACTTACTTCTGGTCAGGTATCTGGTAGTGACTATTTGTTAATTTACGATGTAAGTGACCCAACAAACTTAAAGAAAGCAACAATTCAAAATGCTGCTCTTCAAGGTCTTCAGGGAACTCAGGGTACTCAGGGTCTCCAGGGACTTCAAGGTACTCAGGGAACTCAAGGTACTCAGGGAACTCAAGGAACTCAAGGCACTCAAGGTCTTCAGGGAACTCAGGGAACTCAAGGTACTCAGGGAACTCAAGGAACTCAAGGCACTCAAGGTCTTCAGGGAACTCAAGGCACTCAAGGTCTTCAGGGAACTCAAGGAACTCAAGGTACTCAGGGAACTCAAGGAATTACTGGACCAGTAGCAGGTTCTTCAAATCAAATTGTCTATAAAGATTCCTCTAATACAGTAACTGGGTCAAGTAGTTTAACATATACTGGTCCAGTTTCTGGAATTGGAACATTAGGAATTGGAACAGTTATTACTATCAAGCACAATGATACTTTAAATTTTGGAACTTTAACCTTTGAAGGTTCTGCAGGTCAATTATTTACAATTACAAATAATCTTACCAGTGGTTCTATATTCTCTGTATCCGATTCTTCTGGTATTCCAAGTATTGATGTAAATGCAGATGATACCGTTCTATTAGCACCTTATAATGGCAATGTTGGTATAGGAACCACAAATCCAACCTCAAAACTTTTTGTGGGTGGTGAAATAAGAGCGACAGGAAATGTTATTGCTTACTATTCATCAGATATTAAACTAAAAAACAATATTGAAAATATAAAAAATCCAATCAAAAAACTGATGCAAATAAATGGAGTTGAATTTGATTGGACCGATGAATATATTCAAAATAAAGGAGGAGTTGATGGTTATTTCATAAAAAAACATGATATTGGTGTCATTGCTCAAGAAATAGAAAAAGTTCTTCCTGAAGCAGTGGCAACAAGAAATGATGGTGAAAAAGCAGTTAAGTACGAATTGATTGTTCCATTGTTGATTGAAGCAATTAAAGAACAACAAATTCAAATAAATATTCTTAAAGAAAAACTAACTTTAATTATTGGAGAAGACTAAATGAGTAATATAGAATATTCTTGGAAAATAAATTCTTTAAATAAAAAGAATACAGAATTGCATAATGATGTAATTTATAATGTAGTCTGGACAATAAGTGGATTGGATTTAGAAACCAATATTGCAACCTCATTGACTTCTAATTTGCAACTTGAAATTCCAATTGAATCTGAAGTATTTGTTCCTTACTCAAATTTATCAGAAAATATAATTATTGAATGGATTCTGAGTAAAATTGATATTGAAAAAGTTGAAGAAAATATTCAAAAACAAATTGAATATAATAAATCATTAGTTGTTGAATCTCAATTTCCCTGGAACTCATAGATTTAACAAATATGGTTCTTCCCCTCTCTGGTCAAATTAGTTTGTTATCTCTCCAAGATGAATTTGGAGGGTCAAATCCAATTGGAATTGATGAGTATTATTCAAGTGGTGGTGCTCCTGGTTCTGGTCAAATTGGAATTAATACTTTTTATGGTCGGTTTGCAAATTGGACCACTTATATGATGGGTAATGGTAATTTATTTGATGTGTATTCAGGAAACATTGTAGTTCCTGGTTCATCCCGTAGTCCAACAGTTTTTACTATTAATTTTAACAGACCTACAATAGATTTCACGGGGACTTTAAGTATCTATGTAAATGAAGTTTTGAATTCTACTTACACCAATGGTGCGGTTGGAAATATAAACGTAGCGAACCCAAGTATAAGTTTTGGGAGTTCCAATATAAGATTTTCTTCTATAATAGTAGATGCAAGTAATGAAACCGCTCCTTCACTATCAGAGTGGAAAGTGTCTGTTGGTAGCACTTTAGTGTATTATCAGTCTTATGATAATACTACATAATAATTTGAACATACATTATCAAAAAAAAGTTTTAGATTCAATAAATCAAATATCAGAAGAATATAGTTATTTTTTATCTACTGATGAGCACCCAAAGATGTCTCTTATTGGAGATGTTTCCTCTGATTTAAAATATATTTTTCCAAGTCCATTCAGTAAAGAAGAATTATATGAAAATTTGTTTAAGCAGTTTGAAATACAATATTCGTTGATAGATAAACCAAAAGACCCATATCTGAAATTTAACTTCAAAAAAGAAAAAAAATTAACTTTTACTACTGGTTATGGAATTATAGTTTCA